ACCCAGCGGCCCGTGCATCAACACCGGCACAAAGGGGCTGTCACGACGTGGCACCACAGGCATCACCACATCCACCATTCTATCCAGTAATTTCAACAGAATGTCTGGTGAAAACGTATGATCGTCCCCTAAAAACCAGACCCATTCTCCAATCATCCCCCTGACACCCTCGTTGAGTTGGTACGGGATGTCAGCACCCCGTACCGTGATCAACTTGGTCCCATACGGCACTACCACATTTTCCAACGACATCCAGAACTCTGCGTATCGCGCAAGTGACGCGGCGGGTACGACGACGGTTCCTTTGGGATGGGTGGTCTGGGAGGTGTGCTGCATGAGCGAACTGTATCCTTTCTGATACAAATTGTCAAGTCAGGTGATCAACTTACTCCATTACACGGTATCTAGCGTGCCACCCGTTCCACCGTTGATCGTGGCAATGTAGTTGTTGCAAAGAGAGATATCGCTGGTGGCCGTGGCTGTGGTCAGCAAGACCCCCACCGGCTGCATACAGCGCATCACCGTCACACCGTTATCGTTGGTATTGCCGGTCACATTGACCACAGCGGTACCAATACGAGCACCCGATGAGGCGATGATGTCCAGGTCAGCTACGCAGAAGTTGTCTACGCCGGTCGTAATTTCGATCACATCATCCCATGCTGTGGTACCAGCCAAGACGATGGTCGAGCGCCTGAACACACCCCCATCCATTCCCGCTGTTGCCGCGGCACACCGCAGGAAGGGACCTTGGTTGTCAGAGACATAGACATAGCAATTCGAGATACGCGGGCGGGCACTGGCTCCAGTCACGCTGATCCCGAATGTGGCGGTATTCGCCGCAGTCACCATGCTCCACGTCAGATCATGGATATTGGCATCGTCTGCTGCGAGATTGATGCCAGCTTTGGCCGACACCGGCACCACATGTAGGTAGGCAATCTCCGTTCTCGCAGCCGTCACAGTAAAAATATCAACAGACGCCGAAGATGTCACTGATGACGCATACCGCGTGGTGCGGGTTCCATGCGCGTGGGCATCAACCGGCCCACCAGGGAGCCCCATGATCCGCAATCCTGGCTTCGAGATGGTCTGGGTCGCCGCGAAGGTATTGGCCCCGATGACCATGATCGTATCGCCCACATCGGCTGTGGCATTCGTCACCGCCTGATTGATCGTGGTCAACGCACGCTCTGGTGACAGGCCATCGTGGTTGTCACTGGGGCTATAGGCACGGCCTTCCAACGTATAGCTGGAGGAAGCCACCCAAAAAATACGTCCTGTGGTGAGGGGGATATCCCCCCAGGCTGATCCCCATTTTGTCAAAAATCCCATTGTCTCTCTCCTTAGTACGATTGGCTGTATGCCAGATGTGGCATGATCCAGTGTGGCGCACTCCCCACAGGATGCTCAGCGATCAAATACCGTATTCTTGCGAATTACCGCAGACCTTCTTTGCACCCTTCTTGAACTTTGCAAAACCTGCACTGGCTTTTCCTGGCAAATTCGGCTTGGCATAGCCCTGTTTCTGGGGCATGCTGGCCACCGATCCACCCTTACGAGACGCGGGTGGGGTGCCTGCTGTCACCTTTTTTTCCTTGAATTCGGTGTAGTAATTACTCGCCATATATGTGTTCCTTGTGAGGGCCCCATAACAGGGCCCCCACTCTAACCTATTGATTTAACTGACGTTTGAGCCCAGGATAAAGCGCCAGTCCCACCAGGCGCATGAGTATCTCATGTAAGCACGCCACTTGGCGATCAGGGTATCCAATTCCTCCGCCATGGCAAACTCCAGCGAAACACGATCAAACCAGGTCAAGAACTGCTTCTGTTGCCTGGAATCACACATGAACCAGTTGTTGCTGTCCGTCAGGTATTCCCAGTCATAGACCGCATATTTGCCCTTGTGGACATTGGCGTTGTTGTTCGCCGTGTCCGGCTTGCCGCTGGATTCTGCAATCTCATACGCAATATCGTACAAGTCCGGTGGAATCCACAGCGTATCCGGCATAATGCTGAGCCGTTCCGCTACATCGCCACGAAAACCTCGCATCTGGATGCGAGCCGCTGCCACCGACACGGCACTTAAGCCGCTGGTGGTCGCATTATCGAACCCAGATGCCGTTGAGGCTCCCGACGTGGTGGTATGGCTATCGCTGCACAACGCCACCCCTTCACTGTTGTTGTAGAAGAAGGTATCCACGGTGAACGCATTGTTGAACATGCGAGCCCCGTGCTTCTGGCGGGTCCGCTGGGCGGCCTGGGCCAGTGCAACTGGTCTACGCTCCCAAATACCGTGCCGGTCATCGTCGTACAGCTCACGCTCGATCTGGATGCCGTTGCTGAACGGAATATGGGTCGCCGTCGTATCATAGCCCTGTGCTTGCGATTGGTACCCCACAGTACCCGCAAACTGGCTAAAATCAGGCAACGAACCCACGCCAGACCACTTCTCGAACGAATCACTGGACGACTCCATGCTGAATACGTCAGGAAGTCTGTCGGGCAACTGCGTATATTCGTCATAAAACAATTTCGTGACTCGCTTGTCCAGCAAATCAGCAAAATTTCTACTCGTCATTGGTGTAGGCATTGTCTCATTATCCTTTGTTCATTCAAAAACAGTGTTCACGAATCATGAACACCTGTCATCTAGGTCGTGTAAGTCCATACACTGTCACCATAGGTCAGGTGTACATAGGAATCACCTGTCCCGTTCAATTCCAAATCCAGGATACCCATCGCGGCTCCGCTGGAATTGACAACATCGGTGCGGACTTTGAGCAAATCGGTCGTGAACGTGACAAACTGGAGCCCCACGTTGGCACTGGCACTGCCGAACGTGTCCCCCACATTGTTGGCCGCGTAGGGCACCACATGGGTCAACACAGTAGCCGCCGTACTCGTGATCTTCCGTGAACGACCCACATTCGACCCGCTAATGTACCAGCTGATACCCTCGTCCTTTTCAGGGGACGTGAAATCAGCGGCACCCGTGGCCGTGATGGTCAAGCCGTTGGAGGCAGCAGAGGTGGTGGTTTCGGCGGTCACTGCCGTCCCTGTGGCCCCTGTGACCATCTGCGCTCGCAGAATGGCGTCTGGGTTGACAATGACCCCAAATACTGCTTCAGGATCGCCCTGCGTGGTGCTATAGGTAATCGATGCACCAGAGGACAATCCATTATCCAACAGCAACCCGATGGCATTCGCCGCGCCCGTGGTGGTGGATACGGACATCTGCCCGCTGGCATTCGCTGCCGACCGCAACATGATAATGCCCGGGACATAGCCCGTCGCACTGGCCTTGTATTTCTTGATCAGGGGTGCAGACCCGCTGAATGTTCCCATATACTGCATAGTTTCGGACTCCTTGTAAGAGCGACACGTCTAGGGCTTGTCGTTTGTAGCCCGTTAGAGTTGTCCCTTTTTAATGCGTGATTCACGCGATTTGGCAAGCGCCCGCCGCTCCTCAGCGGTCGAACGCACGGACGTATAAATTCCCTCGTACACATACCAGGCACAATGCGGATCGAATGTACTACATCCATCACATTTGCCTTGTGCCACAGGAAATTCCCGTTCCCGACGATACTGGACACGAGCGGGGTTGAATTTGTGCGTACACGAGGTACACAACAAGATCACCTTTTTGGATGCCGCAATATCGGCAATCCACCCACCCGCCGCACGCCCCCTTTTCTTCCCACCCGCTTCCGTGGACGCCAACACCTGGGCCGGTGTCCATTGCTGGGGGTTGATGATGGTGACGCTCATTATCGCCTCTTGGGTTTCAAGGACGGGGGGACATAGGCGAGTTCAGCCCACACGTCATCCCACCCGTTGTAACGTCCATTCTTGATCATCTTCTCGTAATGGGCTTTTTCAACCACCGAAAGTGTGGTAATAGGATCTTTGCTTCTTGAGACAGGCCTTCCACCACTTGACTGTGTTTCCATATACGGTTCCTTTACATGTGACGTGCGCCGGGTTTGTGCCGTTCGTTCCACGGAGTCAATATCTCCCAGGGCTGCACGCGCAGCCACCAACTGCGTTTGGTAGGTAGGGGGGTACCCCAAACGCTGTGTCAGGTACACGTATTCACGTTGTGCCTTCTGGAATTCAGGTGTCCCGGCTTGTTCCACTTCTGGGACGGCCTTTTTATATCGCTCCAATTCCGTGAGGATGGTCGATTCGCTAGAGGTCGTTTTGAGTTTGGCCTCCAGACGCTTTTCAGCGGCATCAATGGCCCGCTGTTCCACCAACTTCTCACGGTAATCTTGTGCCTGAGCACGAGTGATCTTGCCCTCATCAATGAATGCTTCAAGTTGCTGCCAGGTGTATTCCGGTTGATTAACGGCAGTTTTCGCAGCATCCTGTGCCTTCAGCCGTTCTTCAAACCGAATCCGTTCCTCGCGCTCCTTCTGCAATTCTTGCTTGAGGGCATCCGCCGTCTGTTCAGCGGTTTTCGCCCGTGCCCAGACTTGTTTGAACCGCTTCCCATCAGGGTCTAAGGGGTGCGCTTCGTCTGGTTCAGGTACCGACTGGGTTTCATCGCCAGGGGCTTCACCTTGGGCTTTTTCATCGAGGGGACGCCCTGTTTCGGCATCGTGGTCATTCGACGGGGGGGCTTCAGGGTCAGCATGTTGTTGAAGTTCATTGGGGGCCTCTTGTGTCTCAGGTGGCATACGATCCTCACGATTATGGGTGTGATTCCACAGGCGTCTTATGGCACGCCTGGAGCCGACTTGCGATTACTCATCAAGGGACTCTATGGATGTCGCAAGATCATCCGAGAGTTGTTCAACCAAACCCCGGCACATATAGGCCGGGCCGATTACGACGGTTGTAATTTTATCCACACTTTCCCGATGCACGCCCACGACCACAAGGGCGGTATACCGGGTGACCAATTCCCGCAAGAGTTCTTCAGCACTGGATAATTCAAGACTGGGCATGAGCGGCCCTCACAAGTTCAGATGGTAAGGTCATCACTTCATCCAGCAATTGGATACGCGCTTCATGAATGGCAACGTTCATTTGGCACAAGACCACATCATCCCCTACGGCACGTTTCAGTTTGGTGAGCCAATCGGCGGCTTGACAGACATCCAACTCACGAGCTGCTTGGAGTTGCGAAAGGAAGCTATCCCACTTGCTGTCGCCCACTAACAGGGCGGCTTTGACAGCGGCTTGGGCCAGCAGGGGGTCAATCGGTTGGAGCGGGCGTGATTTCTCCACCCGTTCCAAATAGCTGGCGTATTCACGCTTGACAGGGGGCATGCTACATCATCCCTTTCGCGCCTGGCAGTGACTCATCATTGACTTGTCCAGGCCCCTGCATACCCATCTCCTGAGCACCTGGATCCTGCTGACCTTGTGGGCCTGGTTGCCCACCCCCACCGCCCCCTTGGGCTTGGGCGAACATCTGGGCTTGCTGTGCCTGGACCTGTTGCTGTTGAAGAAGCCCTTGGACCTGCTGAAGGTAGGCGTGCAGGATAAGAGAAAACGCGGGGTCCGCCTGGGCCAATTGGCTCATGCGCGGATCGTGCATGAAGTTCTGAATCGTGGCGAGATGGTCTTGAATACCTTCAGCAGGCTTTCCCTGGGGCATCTGCCCCTGTGCGATCTGGCCCAAGGCTTCTTCCGCAGTGATTTTGGGAATATTTGATTCAGGGGGCGCAATCAGGTAGCGTGTGTCATTCTGGCCTAAGCTCACCACCCAGTCATGCAACAGGTTATAGATATGTTCCTTATCGGTGAGACCCATTTGGAGCGTCATCCCGTTGGCCAACGCGCCCATCATCTGTTGGAGAATCTGGGACTGTGCAGCCTTGCTGGTATTGAGCGCATTGGCCTTGAAATCAAACTGAAAACGCCCACTGATCGAGGAAGCACTTTCGACCTGCTTGTATGGGTCCGCTCCAGCAGGAGGTACACCCGACACACGGTATTGTTTCTTGGGTGGGAGGAAGGCTTGATTCAGTTCGTGCATCTGCTGGTAGATTTCTGCCAAGCCCCTAAAAAATCTCCGTAGAAGGCGTTCAGGCCGCGCGTCCCCTTGTTGAAGAACAGCACTCATATTGGCACTGGTCCGCAAGGCCGAGGCTTTCCCTTGGGGAACCCCGCCAAACTGGAGGTTGCCCTGCATGCTCAATTTGTCAGCCCACTGCCCCATATAGGCCAGGATGTTCATGGCTACTGATTGGTCGCCTAGGGGGAATGTGGGGAACACCACGTCCTGCTGGGGGTTGCTGACCGGGTACAATTCACCCGGAGCCATGCGGATCGTCTCAGGGCGCACGCCGCTGGCAGAACGATAGAAACCCCATGGCACATTCGTAATGGTGTGCTTGTCGATCATCTGGTCCAAGATGACCTTCATGAGGTCATAGGTCTGCTCTAGCAGCTCAAGCAAGGAGATCCCATAGAACTGCCCTGGCACTGGTATAAGAGTGGCTTCGGCAAAGGGGCGACGTGGGGTGGGGGTGGGGTATTCTTCCTGCAACAAGCGTATCCGGCAGAGCGCCTTCTGATCCACCAACACACGCGCCACGATTTCTTCTTCAAACCCGTCATCATCCAAGTCAAAGCGGCCAAAATACGTAAGGCGGGTAAAGGATTTGGCCGCGGTCTCACTATTGCTATAGGTCATACCTGCCAGCGCATCTCGCTGGGTTTTCTGTACATCGGGATCATCACTGGGGCCGGGTGATTTCTGCCCCTTTTCGGCTTCGGCGATTTCCTCAATGGCCTCAAGTTTGTCGGCATCCAGTAGGTCATAGTAGCCAGAATTCTGGAGACGTTTGATCTCGTCGTAGGACGGGTAATCAACCATGATCACATGATCACTACCATTGGGATTAGAGGGGGACGGGGGCTGAAGGTTGGAGGCCCGCGCAGGGACTACAATATCTTCTAGAGACTTGGGGATCACACAAGGTCCCTCGAATATGACCTGCTTGCGGGTAATTTGCATCACCACACGGTCATCATCCGCCAGGTAAAATTCAATGCGGGCTTCCTGGGGGCGGTAGTGCTCATCGTCCCATTTGGCGGTCCAACTAGTGCCTTCCTTGTTGTTTTTGGTAGGAAACGCTTGCGGGAGCGCCTTGACGATCAGCTGGCGATAAATTAACCAGGCGTTTTCGGCTTCTTCTGGTGGGATGGGGGGCACAGGGATAACTTCAACTACTTCCCGTTCATCCCGTATCCAAGGCACAAAGGCGACAAACTTGCCATCGTTGACAAAGCTATCGATCAAGTCACCCAGCGTCTCCTCACCATTTTGCTCCACAAACAATTGGTAGTCCTGGAGTTCATCAATGACCTTGCCTTTCTCGGCGTCCCCCTTGTTGAGGGCAATGGCGGAAATGGCGGGGCGAGATCCCAGGACGGCATTATGCAAGGTATCCTGGGTCCGTTGTGAATTAGACATCATCAAGGGGACGTGCTGGTTACTGGCATCTGGCCAGGGATAGTTTTTCTGCCCCATCCAACCGCGATATTTGGCATACCGCTGGAGCCGATCATCACTCCACCCAGCACGATCCGCCAGGTCCTCTCGGTAGCGCCGGAGAACGGTCTGGACGAATTCATCCGCATTGTCGGGAGTCAGAGAAGTACGGCGCTCAATAGCCATTCGTGCGTCCTAATGCTTGGTATATTTTACCGGAATCCTTAATGCCCCTAAAAGAGGGGTTAGAATTTACCAAATATTTGTGCAAAGTCGGGAAATCATCATGCCGTTGCTTAGCCCGTTGCTTCTGATCCTTTTCGAGGGAACGCTTGTGGTCGTCCCACGAATAGCGTTTCATTTGGTAGATCGTTTTGATGCAGCGCGGGTCGATGGCGACACGAGGTATGCGTGTAAACTCGTCAGGCTTGAGGTAGTCATTGAGGGTTTGCCGTCCCACTTCGCTATCGTCCGCCAGATCGAATGGCAGCCCTGCTGCTTCAAATGAATCTTGCCACGTTGTGGCACGGTCAGTACCGCTTGGAGAGCGGCCCATATTCGGGTCAATAAGGCGGCGAATGTGCGTCCAGCCATAGTCGGCCTCCACCTCGGCCACTTGGTCAGCCACATCCTGGGGGCTGCCCGTGACCTCCAATTCATGCACTTGGTGCAGGTCATCATTAGGGTCAATTTGGACCCAAATGAGCATATGAGGCTTGCGTGGATGAGGATCAATTAAACAGACCACGGGATAGAGCGGGTTGGCGACCACATCTTTGACATGGGTGAATTCCACAATGTCATCGCTGCCACAGGTCCCACATTGCTCGATTTCGGTGCGGATGGAGAGATCATGGCACTGGAAACACCAAATATGGGGGGTGTCAGTAAAGAGGGGGTGAACACGATTGCTCAACCGAATGGGTTGGCCATAGATACGGGTGGCTTGCTCATTTTTGGAGAGGGTACGGGCCAGTTCAGCCAACGCGGTCTGGTTGAGGTTCTGGTTATCAGTGGCGTACATGTTGAACCAGGCATAGGTCTTGTCGTGGTCCTTACCCGGTTGGGCTGGTTCGTATACCCTGTCAAGAATCCAGTCTACGGGGATGGTAGGATCATCGGGCCAAGTCATGCTCAGCATCTGGGTACCATCGACACGCTTCACACGGACCAGATTTTCAATCCAAATAGATTCCTTGGGGGGTTCATCATGGAGGCAGAAGTGCACGTCACCTGAGGCAAAATCAGAGGGGTCCTGGTCATAGGACATAAATTGAAAGGTGCTAATTCCTTCAATCACGTCACTGCCTGGTTCACGGTAATAGACCTGAAGGGTACGGGTGCGCTCTGTCCAACTGTCTTTCCACTCCCCCTTGATCAGGCAGTGCTTGGGTATCCATCCAAAGTGCCCACGAGTGCCCCCCGGTCGATCCACTCCCTGCCAGCGCCACCACTGGAGCTTGGGGAGGATCACAGGTGCGAGGGTCGTGGTGAGGGATTCGCAGACCACTCGACAGTTGATCGGCCCCCTCAATTTACGGTGGGGATAACGGGCTGCGAGGGCAAGCGGGATTTGACCCGTGGCGCGGATCACCATTTCGGTGAGCGCCGTGTCCGTCTTAGAGGCTCCGTTTCCACCACCTATTCCCAATATTTTTGCTTCACTATAATGAATCTCTTCAGCCACCTTGCTGACGGGTTGGTAGTATCTTAGCTGGTTCACTTGTCGGTCGAACGCTTGGAGTTCCAGGGCAGACTGGACCATGGAGACAATGTCGTCATCCTGGAGGGAGGATAAACCTGCTGGGTCCAGGCCATCAAGGGTGGTCAACAGATCCATCTAGGCTGTACCCTCCGTGGGGGCAATTTCCACCTTTCGCTCTGTCAACGTGATGTGGCGACGCTTCATCTCCTCAGCCAGCCGCGGCAGGAGGTCATCCAACTTGGTCTGTTGCTGGGTGCTGATAATCGAGGTCGGTTGGCCTTCCAACAACAGTAACTTCTCGGTGGCAATCCCCAACGAGATCATCACGTCCTTCAGTTTGCTTTCCCCTAGCATGCGCTCCAGGCGGTCCCCCTCTAGCAACCAGGAAGTGAGGCGGCCCGTCAACTGCTGCGTGGAGAGTTTAAGATCATTCTTGTCATATTTGCTAAACTTTCCACCTTTGGAATAAGGCACGCCTCCTTGGGTGCGAGGTTTGCCTACCACCAGGTCATCCAGCGTTGGCAGGTCTGGTATAGGACGTACTGGACTTGTGGTACTGCTAGTCTTTTCAGCCACTTAGCAACCACCTCTCATAAAATCAATCACTTACAGGGATCCTTTTGTTTTCCCGTTGCATACCCCATATGAGTCCCTTTGCCCAACGGGGTGGGGGGGTCTGCCGGTTCATTTCAACCAGTGTATCTGATTAGATACAACAGCTGGTGCATAGGGTATAAGGCTTGCATACTGTAGCATATTGCTACACGCTGCCTACCTACTGTATCTAGAAGGATACACCTTTGCCCACCTTACTGGGTAGATATGTCGCCCTTCGCTACACTAGCAGCCAGCCTGCCCCTATTTACCCCTACTGTAGCCATACGCCCCATTCATGTTCACGTTTTGAACGATGCAGGGGGGTTATGTAATGGGTACATGTACTTCCATACATATGTATCACAAAAGATACACCTGTATATGTGTCGTTTGGAGGGGTAGTGTGGTATAAATGACACACTTTATAGGCTTGACAACGGTTATCCTGTGGGGTAGCTTATAGGACAGAGCGGAGGTACTGGAGTTATGGCACTAGAAAGGAGGCTATACATACTACCATAACTCCAATGAATCCGTACTCTCCTACATACTAAGTGGCAGGGGTTGTACTGCCATATATGGAGTACATTAGAATCATCTAATCAACCAATGATCAAGCAAAGGGGATAGACGATGCCACAAAAGAGCGGTAATGAATCATGGTACTACAATATCAGTCAGGAAATGAGCAAAAATGAAATCAGCATGGCGCAGGCTGAACTACAGCTCACCTATAGGCTAGTCAAGCAAATGCGAGACGAGGGTTGGTCACATGGGCGTATTCAAAAGCACTTCCAAGACCATTGGGCCATCTCACATGGAGCATACTACCGGCGTCTGAAGTGGATACGGGAAATATGGGCGCTCAAATAGTGGTATGCAAGGAATAGGCCGGTACAAATGACACACTTTTTGTATCACTAAAAACACAACCTGTGTCATTTGTACCAGGCTACTTGTATGGCCAACCACTATACATAGTGTGTATCTAATTAGATACACACCAGGGGTTGTGGAAATAGGGTAATAGAAACAATGGCATACATGCTGCATATAGGTTAGGGCATGAACGCGAACACTAACCAGGAGGGCAATATGGAACTCAGGCACTACGCAATGTGTTACGAAACGCCTTACGGCAGGGCGGGAGTTGTAGAAACATGGCCAAAACTTCGACAAGAGTATCAATGCTTTCCTGCGAATACAAAACGAATCGGCTACGTAGGATGCAATGATTTTTCTGAAGCCGTGAAACGTGCAGGAATGATGGAACGCAACGAACTGAACGCCTGGGGGAGTTTCTAACATGCTACTCACCATAGAACAACTCCACGAAATGCAATCACGAGCAGAGATGGCAGCGGAAGTCACACTGCCAGGGGAACAATTCAGAAACCTACTGGACACCGCTATGCAGGTAATAGCGAGAGGGCGCCCCTCATGGTCTGAGGTTGTGGCACTCGATGGCCAAATTATGGATTATCGCAGGGCCTTCCACCATACGCATAAAGCAAGCAACGGACTCACGGAAAACCCCGATGCCTGCCGATGGTGTGGACTAGACCTGCGCGACAAAATCCACACCGATTCGCCACTATGGAAGGATGTGTAGACATGAATCACAACACCAACCTCTACCATGACACCCTTCGCGCACTCCCTGAATACGGGATTGTCGTAGCCTATAGCGTAGTCGGTGTGCTGAGTTGCTGGCTGGCATTGGCCTGTGCCTATACCCTCTTACTGGTTCGATAAGGAGATGCCATGAAAAAAGTACTGTGTTACCAGCTAGACAATGGGAGTTTCCCAATTAAGCTGGAACAAACAGGAGTTGACTCGTTCACAGTTACTTACGGTATGCAGGTAGAAAAGCAGCTAAACTATGGCAAGGCGGCTATGCGCCTTGGTTGCGCGATTATGCACAAGCTCAGTTGTGACGGCATCGTAGACAACCGTGAAAAGGGCCAAAAATAGGGTCAAACATGTTACATAACTAGGGGATCATCATGAAATCATTACCAAACATCGAGAAAAGCGCCTTCAAACGTGGGGAATACGTTGGCTACCATCATGGCGTTTGGAGGATTATGAAATCAAACTCATCCTACGGGAGATGGTGGGCGGTTTATACCCAGCAACCAAAGCTCCAGCTCTATGCCTGGTCCCTGGCTATGATGTCAAAACGACTCTCGGAAACGAACGTCATTCTGTAATATCCACAAGGAGATGCCATGACAAGCGAGCGAGCACTACAGCAAATGCGGCAGAGAATTTTTGGCTATCCTGCAGAAAAAGATGATCAAGCCATGCGGGTATTGTACTACCTGAAAGTTCGGCATCTTCGCTGCAGGAATCAACAACCCCTACCCACTGGCCCCTATAGTGGGTTGACACGGAGCGAACTTCGGCAATCTGGCACTTGTGAAACAGATTGGTATTAGCCTAAGCCACCAACCAGACAAAGGAGAAACAGCATGAGCACCTACTATTTTGAAGGTACAGCACGGCAGGTAGGCGCTATCGGCATCACGCACCACTTCTCCGCTGAGATCAAGGCAGAAACACGAGGCGAGGCTGAGTTGAAGCTCTATGAGCAATGGGAACATATCCACATTGTTTTCTGTAATGAATGGAAGGGGAACTAACTATGAAAGCAATTCTTACAAAAATCATCCCATGTACCAATACGAAGCCCACCCGAATCAAGGCCTACACGGAAGGGGGCAATTCAATCATCCTTCTCTGGTCTATGTGTGACGATGAAGGCCGGAACCAAGGACAGGCCCACTTGTATGCAGCGCAAGCCTTGGCGAAGAAAATGAGGTGGTCCGGCGACTTGATCGGCGGGGGCACGCCAGAGGGCTATTGTTTTGTGTTTGCTGATTCACAGATACAAACCACGAAGGGGGCCTAAATGGAAACTACTTTTAAAGCCATACCACGACAACACACTATAAAACATTGGCCATCCATTGCAGGGGGATGTGGCTATGCTGTCTGCGAATGTGGCGCTACGCAAAAAATTAAGCGAGGGGTACCAACAGGCCCTTGGCATGCGTGCGCATTGTGCGCTCCGTCGTCATGTGTACATCCTTATCAGGCATAAACGGCAGCATTAACCAGGAGGACTCGATGAAACAGGCAATTATTCTGACAACGGGCAAGCGGCTCACGTTCACCAAAGAATTGGACGGCTCGAATACCATGAATGAGGTTATTACGGAACAGGAATGGACGGAGTATTGCGCCATCATGAAGGCGAATCCAGACTATCGTTTTGTGGTGGGCTACACGGTGCAGAAACCATGCTGACCGTCCCGCGTTTCTCTCGCCTTATCGTGGTCTGCGCCTGGTGCAGCCAGTTCCAAAGCACCCGCCAGAGCCAGGCCAATATCACCGGCACGTCACACACCATCTGCCCAGCCTGCCAGGATCGAGTCTTGGTGGAGCTGGACACCGAGAAAGGACATTGACTATGAGCACCGTAATAATCAATTTAAAGCAAAAAGACCCCGATGTTGTCGAACAACTAGGGGGAAGTAATTATGCGTGACGTGCAAACTGTACGGTTGTATCGAGAAAACCGTTCCGTACCCCAAGAAGGCCCCATTGGTGCCGTGCTAGATATTGTGGGTATCGTATTTTTGGCGTTCTTGTGCTACGTGATTGTGTGGCTCACATTACTCTAACCCAGGGGGGCATCATGATACACGGCATGGCGTTTCCATTAGGCATGTGGTGGCTACTGTGTGTGGTGTTGTCGGTGATGTTGTGGGGAGTGATAATTTGGTTGATATTTTGAAGAAGGGGGTTGTAATGAGCCCAACACGTGACTATGACCGTTGGAAAACATCCGGGCCTGAGGAGTGCTCGTGCTGTGGGGCGGAAGGCCACACCAGAAGATTTTGCCCTGTATGGAAAGCTGGGCAAGCGGAAGCGGATGAGATGAAAGCTGACGAATTGCGAGATGAACGGGCATTTTTTCACCAACAACAGGATTAATATAGGAGGTTTATATGCAATATCTATGGATCGGGATTGTGATGTTGGGCAGCCTGAGTATGCCCTCGCTGGCCCTGGCGGAATGTACCACGTGGACTGTGATGGATCGCGGCAAGATCGTATTTTGCCAGCAATGCTGTCAGAATGGACATTGTAATGTCATTTGCAACTAACCGAAGGGGGCAAGCATGAAAAGCGCCAAAGACACCTACATCGAGCTGATGGCTCAAGGTTGGGACCCTCGTGATATTGATGATGCCCTGTTGTGTGAGATGATGGACGCAGAACGGGAGGGGCTGGAACAGCAGCATGAACGGGAACGTGAGCAATTGGAAGAAGGTCAGCATGGTGAGGTCTATGTAACGGAAGGGGGTGAGTAAGATGTGCCCACGATGCCGGGGTTTGATGATACATGAATGGCTGAATGATAACCTTCAGGAAGGCCCCATTCTCGAAGCCCAACGGTGTTTGATGTGTGGGCATGTGGAAGATGTCTTGATGCGGGAACGGCAATTGTTGCGAATCTATGAACAAGGATTGAGTAAGCCATGACCAAGTACTTGAAACAAGCCCTCTATGATCTGTTCCAGGAGTGTGCCCGGCAGGGGCCTGATAATACGGGGTACTTACATTACATTGACCAGTATACGGTCAGTGTGGCCCAGCATGAATTTGAAAAGGAATGCCGGAAACACGGGGACCTCAAGTGGGTCATTCAACGGCAACCTGCTCCTGTCTTATGCCCCCCTAAACCCCCGGAGGTGCTATGACCAAACAGGATGCCGCACAGATATTATACGGGGCTGTTCCTGCCTTTCCCCAGCATCAGGACCTGATACAGATGATGGAGGCGATACAAGGAAAATGGGATACGCCAGGATCAACCAATACGTGGCAAAATGACACCTACCATGGTATTTGGTGGGCCTTGTGTGCCATTGTTCACGGGAATCCACAATCGGTGGAGTGTGCGATGGTCTATCTGACATTGGTGCAGAAGGCGCGGTTAGAAAGGAGAATGTGAAATGAACAGGATCAATTGGAGAAGCCGTAAACAGGAAAAACCCCAGGACGAGCAAGAATGTTTAACGATCTGTAAGCACGGGATGATTCAGGGTAGCTATAGCGCTGCCGATGGAACATTCAGCAGGTACTACTGGCGAGACATTGAATGGTACGCAGATAAATGGGTGCCTATCGAAGAGGTACAACCACAATGACCCCTCTGCATGAGTGGCTTGAGCAACAATATCCCAAGCTACGACGGTATGCGATACGAACGGCGTATAACAATGTCGAACTGGGGGAAGAGTGGGCTCAGGAATTGGTCTGCAAAATTCTCGCAGGGGATATCAAGCTAGAGATCCGTGTGGGGGCCTTGAAAATGTGCCAATTGCGATTGGTGGATATTGCCCGTGCCCATACCCTGCGAGCGTTACCCCTGATGGACACGATGGATCATGTCATCGAGGGGGCCTGGGCACCCCCCTCCTTGGACTTTATCCAGGTGGATCAATGGATTGCCCAGTTGACGGTGGTGCAACAGGAAGTCATACGAGGGGTCTTGAATGGTGAGTCCATCCTTTCAATCGCTGCCCAGCGAAAGTGTACCCCCGCTGCGGTCAAACAGGTGTATGCGTGGGCGTTGAAACGTCTCCGCACGTTGGCGCAAGCTCACGCTTCAAACGGCTTGTCAGGTGATCGGGGAGATGGGGATGAGCTTTTGTCAAAATCACCTGGAAATCATGGTAGGACGCCCACGCCTGAGTCATAAACAGGGCACGGCATTCCTCTTCCAGCTTCGTGAGTCGGGTGGATTCAGGGAAGATCCATAGTTTGGTAAGGGGGTCGCGTTCCGCCGTATAGTGGGTACTTTCGTCGAAACGGCAATCAGTTGAGAGGGCATTGTTGTAGAGAAGATAGGTGGCATCCACTTCGCCAGTGGTGAAGGAGGAGCCACGAGCCGCATCACTCGGTATGGGACGATGGGTGGCTTTCATGCCAGGAGGAGGACTGAGTTTATGGGTATGATGGACGAACAAGACCGCACACTCCTTGAAGATATGGTTGAGAATGTCGAACACCTTCTTCATCGAGCCCGAATCATTCTCATCTCCACTATGGATCTTCCGCAGGGTATCAATGATGACCAGCTTGGGGTGGATATCCGCCACGGCCTCCATCAAATAGGCCACATCCGCAGGTTCTTTGAGTATATCGAGATTCGGCTTGGTATCATCGGGAGCCAGGACATGAAAATTTCCAGCCAAGGAGACCCCCGCTGACTTGAGGTCCTTCATCCGATCAAGCCAGAGCGAGTGGGGCGTGTCATACTGAAGGTAGAGGACACGCCCACTGGTTGACGGTCGCCCCAAAAACCGTGTGCCTTGCGCAATGGCCAAGCCAATCTGCAAGGCGAGGTAGGATTTTCCTTTTTTGGGGGGGCCAACCAGCAACACTCGACCTGGACAGGGAATGAATTTGTCGATCAGGTAACAGGAGCCCGTGTCAGGGAGATCCGCGAATTGCTCAAGCGTTAAGGATTGCATGATGGGTTATCGGTTCCAACGGTAGCTACCCACAGATGCGATAATCTAGTATCACCATTTTGTCGAGAAGGGGGTCTATGCCGATCTATAGCCCAAGTTCGCGGGTTGATTATTCCTTTTGTCCTCGGTATTGGTACTTACGGAAGCAAGGGTTGATGTTGCAGCGGGTCTCCTACCCCGAATTGTGTGGGATGGGGGGGACCGCGGTATCAGAGGCCATGAATGTGTGGAATCAGCATCGTATGGTAGGGTATGCCTCCGCTACAATGACGATAAGCTGTGCTGAATTGGTCAAGCACGGGCAAGAATATGTGAAGAATGCCCTGTATGAGGCAGCCCAGCAAGGCCGTCGAGCCACCGGGTTACAGGATGTAGAGTTCCAAGGGCGACTCCCTCAACTAGTGGAAACAGCCATCACCACCCTTTATGAGACAAACCCATTGGCTACTCACATGATCAGGGGATCTGAGTTGGAGTTCCCTGAGTGGGGGAATGCTCGGTTGGATGTGTTGTCTACCACGCCTGAAGGTGAGCTTGCGGTAGATGACTATAAGTGCAAGTTTTCCACGTTCGACGAAGCCTGGATCGATAAGGAATTTGAGAAGCATTTTGCCAGTGAGCAACGCTTGCATTATGCCGCGATGACAGGAGCGCGATTGTTTGGGATCATATTGGTGATGATTCAGCCTCACGCCAAGCGCAAACCGTCTACCCCTCGTATCATACGGCGGGTCTCGCGGGTGACTGATGCTGAATTAGCTCAATGGAGGCGGGATGTGGTGCTGGATCATCTGGAGATGGAGACTGTACTCCAACAACCCTCGCCCTTGATGGTACGCACCAAGGCAGCCCCTCATGCCAACCAATATGGGGATTGCCAGTATAAGGAAGCCTGTTTGGAAGCGAACCTAGACCCACAACTGATGGCGTTACGGTATGTCACCGTGACACGAAGGGAATCTATGACAATAGAAGGAGGTATATGATGGATAGCGACGATCAATTTTGGGCACGTATTTGGTTAATCACCGCAGGAAGCATTTTGGGATTGGTGCTGATGGGGGTCACCAACAATATCGTAGAAGACCAGTTAAAAACTCGCATGGTGCTAGAGGGGGCAAGCCCGTTGGAAGCGAATTGCGCATTAGCGTCTACAGGAACCCAGTCTACGATTTGTGTCATATTGGCAACCAAGGGGGGTGAATAAGTGCCCATTCATGAATTGACGAAAGATACTGCCAAGGTTGGCTCCACCCGCTTACAGATCATGGGGCCCCCAGCCAGCTACAAAACCACGATTGCGGCCACCTTCGAGCGGCCCTTGGTGCTGATGGGGATGCCCGGTGAGAAGCATACCGACATCATCACCCCTACCGAAGGGTTGAAGGTCCTGTTGTTCGATGCCCCTGATTATAGCAATCTCAATTACAACTGGGTCAGCTTATGGAATGAGATCCGCACGGAAACCAAGGGCGTGCTGGAGGGCAAGTACGGGGCATTGAATACGGTGGTATTCGATGGTGCCCATAAGGCGTTCTATGTGGCCTACCTAGCCGCCAAGCAGAAGTTCGGCAGTGATAACGGGAAAGACTGGGATGGGCGAAAGGGCTGGCCATGGATCAATGATGAGTTCTTGGCCTGGTTCTCGCAGGCGTTCTACTCCAAGGTGCCATGGATTGTCTGGTTGGTGTGGAGCGCCAAGGAGCAAGACGATCAGGCGGCGGCGGCGAACAGTGAGGCGGCCAAAAAGCAAACCATCTGGCCTGATTACATGGGCAAGTTCCAGCGCACCTGTATGGGAGAAACCAATATTATTTACCAGTACCTGGAAGGAGGCAAGGCGTATTGGCAACTACGCCAGGATGACAAGGTGAAGGGGGTGGGGTTGCGTGTCAGTCCAGAGCGGGCCGTCACCCTGCCAGTACGCATTGAAGCCAATTGGCCTAAATTGAAGGCCATTCTACAACCAGGAGGATAAGATGGGACGACCGGCATTTACACCAGCACAACGGAAAGCACACGGCCAGGCGATACGGGTGGCCCTTGCCCGCCGCAAGCAGAACAGCACAATTGAAGTCCATCAACCTGCTAGTCAATTGGCACGGCAGATTACGAAGATGAAATTTGATGTGGCAATTTTGGAATCAGCCTTGACCATTCTTACAGGAGGGGGGCATGCGTCAGGTACAGGTCAGTAATCAGGTGTACGAGACGGTCCAGAAGGCCTTGTATGAGGCCAGCAAATTGGGTAGCGGGACTCGTATGGTAATGCTATTTGTCGATGATTACGAACAATTGATGACGGCTTGGCATCAAGCCACAACCAGGGAGGACGCATAACATGAGCAACGTCGATATGATGGGTGAAGTGGATATTATCACCAGTGAACAGGTGGTGGAGCAGGACCAGGCTGAAAAAGAAGCCAACCTGATTCCAGCGGGCACCTGGGAAGGCCAGGTCATTTCGTGGACGAAGGTACCTGAAGAAGAGAAGGGTGAGAAGAACGGCTTTAAGGGGGTCCCTCAGTACCGGGTGGGGTTCAAGTTCTATGACTGCCCCGAGTCAGGGAAGACGAAGACGGGGTTTTTCAACATGACCCCCCATAAGCTGTTGGGGGACAAAGGCAACCCCAAGCTGGCCTATACCACGTTGGTCCAGTTGATCAAGCAGTTGCGGATGGAAGGCCAGCCGGTCACTGAAGCGTTGGAGCAAGCCAAGGTCACACGGTTGAAGTATAAGGTGGCCACGTTTGAAACCAACGAAGGCAACACGATCAACTTCCTGAAGGCGGTCACGATGGCCTCGTTGATGGCGCTGATGCTGGTTGGTTGTGGGATCTCCTTTGAGCGTGAAACCCACGGGGTCAGCAAGGGGGCAGATGGCCAATTATATACCCACGTGGAACATGAGATTGGGTTGCATAGTTATCCGGTGTGTAATGGGTCGTGTAATCCCCATGAGAAGTCAAGCAAGTAAGTAAGGGGCACGGGCGGCGTGGAAGGACACGCGCTGTCGTAGGGGTGCAGGTCAGCGAGAGACCGGGGGCGGCCCCTGACAGTCCACCGTCTCGCGTATGGGTCAAGCCGGAATCAAGCCCGGCCCCGTGCCTCCTATAGCCTGGGTCGGGTATGGTTCCCCCTGATCCATTGAAAGGGGCGTGTCGCACTCGTGCTCCGGGTGGCGGCTGAACACACGGCACCAGGGCAGGGGTCTAGAGGCTCCTTGCCCTGGTTACGTGCTATAAGGAGGATGATGCTCCCTAAACCAAAAATTTGTGAAGCGTGCCCCCTCTACCAAATTGGTATGGGATTTGTCCCTGATCACATACCCCCTACGGCTACTGTCGCGATACTGGGGAGCCATCCCTCCCAACACGATGAACAAGGCCAGCAAGTCGAGGGGTATTATGGGCGGGATGTGCTCTATTCCACAGTGACCCCCCAACCATTCCTAGGGACAACCGGCTGGGTCCTCAGGAATACCTTTGTCCCACTGGCTCGATTGAAACCACGTGAAGTCAGCTACCATCATCTGATCAAATGCCGCTATCAGCGGGGTAACAGCCTTCCACCCAAGGAGATCTATGAGCAAGCCATCGCCTATTGCACCACCCACCACTTACATTTCAGCCCCCAAACCCAAACAATTGTCGCCTTTGGCAATACGCCCTCGAAAACGGACAAAGACACCCGTAGTGCGTGGGAGTACACCCAAGGCAAGGGCTACCCGATCAGTGAATGGCGGGGGTTCCTCGGTCCGCGTGCGTTTCAAGGAATCCGTGTATATGGGGCGCTATCTGTTGCAGGCTTCTTGCGAGATCCCCATGCCAAATTTATTGCCCGGTTTGATTGGAAGCGGTTGGCACGACTTCACAATGGTGACTGGCCAAGTGCTATCCCTGAGCGTATCATCGCAAGCCCAGCGACTCGTGATCAATTTGTCGCTATACTAGAGGAAGCCCTCCTCCAACCTGAAATCATGGTTGATACTGAGTACATCCCTGATCAACAACTTTTGACACATGTGGGGGCCGCATGGCGTTCTGGATCTACGGTACATGGGTTCCAACTCGAATGGCTCCGAGGGCAAGCAACCTCGGTCGAGCGGGCTATTTTTATGCGCTACTGGCCACGCCTGTGCCAATCGGTGACGATGGGGTTTTGGAACGCCAAAGCGGATGTGCCGATCCTGGAACACAACGTATCATCCAAACCAGTACGAATTGAGGACCCCATGCAGGCCCATGCGGTGTTGTGGCCGGATATGGGCCATGATTATGGGTTTGTCGCTTCCATCTACGGCAAGTACAACAAGCTCAAACACTTGGCCAAGGACGACATCTTGTTGTACCATTGGGGGGACATGATCGATTTGGTGTGGATTTGGGAAGCCCTCAAGGAGGAATTTCAACATGATCCCGCCTGCGAGAAAAAGTATCGCGAACAAAACCTCAAGCTCATCCCCATCCTCCTTGACACTGAAGCCCGTGGTATCCGGGTTAACCAGGCTCGGATTGAAGCCGCTATTCCTCTCTACCAAGCCCTCAGCGAGCAAGCTAGCCAGCTTGCCACTGCCTATTGTGGCTACCCCCTCAATGTTGGTAGCTCCAAGCAAGTTCTTGCCCATCTCCAAGAGGAGTTAGCCGGGTCCATCCACAAATTAATATCCACACTCAGGCAGGAGGGCGACACAGCACAACAAATCCGCCTCTTGCAACGATCCCCAATGATCTCCGCGATATTGTCATGCCTGATGAGGGAACTGTCTGGATTGGTGGAGACTGGGACCAGCAAGAGCCTCGAATTCAGCGAGCCGAGTCAGGTTCTCGGGTCCTTGGAGCCGCCTTCGATCAAGGGGAAGATATCCATACCACCTTCGTCTGCCAGCTCTATGGGTGGCCCCTTCCACAAGATCGTCGAGACCCCCATTCTTCTGCCATTGACGCTGAGTGGCGAGCAGCCCACAATTGGGGTGGGAAAGAAGATTCGCGCCGGACATTTGCGAAAGCCTTAAGGTATGAATTGGCCTATGGTGGCCAGGGTATGCAAGCTGCCAAGAAAGCGTTGAGAATGGGGGTCGAGAGCAAAGTTGTCAAGAATGCAGCACAAGTACTGCTCACCAGTGATCCAGAGCTAACCGCTTGGTTCTCAAAGGTGGAAAAGGAAGTCGTGTCCACTCGTATGATTCATTCGTGGGGCGGGGGGCGGCGGGTGTTTTATTGGGTGGAGCGACAGGATCAGATCGAGGAAATGAAGCGGCAGGCACGGAATTTTCCGCCACAGGGTGGTGGAGCTGACTTGTATAACTTGGCGATTATCGAAGTGTGCGAGCAGGTGCCCGAGGTTCGCTTCGTATTTGGCATGCATGATTCCCTGTGGTTCTCCTGTCGATGGGGGTTGTGGGTCAAGGTGTTCAGCCGAGTGAAGGACATTCTGACCAAGCCCCGTATGATCAACGGGATGGCCGTGCACTTCCCCATGACAATGAAGGTGATGTATGACGATGGACGAGTGGAGAAGGTTTCATCAGGCAACACTTAGCGAGCTGGTGATGGAACGGGCATTACGATCATGGAAACGCCCTATGCTGGAAATCAAAGATGATGATGACTATCCCGACTGGGATCCCAACGCCATGCAACGCGGGAGGCCATGGAATGCAAACCAAAAACAATCTTCGTAGGGTTCTCCTGATCCCCGATGCCCATTGCCCCTATCACGATAAGCGTGCCTTGGAGGGGTTGATTATCGGAAAAGTACTACCAGCCTTT